TTTGTATTACTTCCAACATAATCTTCAGCAAAATAATCACTTGAAACATAATTTTGAATAAAGACAACGCCTGCATCACCCATTCCATAGCTGTCAGTTTTTACAAGACCTGGTTCTAATATATCATTGTCTTGGAATTCAAACGTATCCGCAATTGTTGGTTTGTGAACATCTAACGCAGGTTCATCCTGCATATCCGGACCTTCTGTTTTTGCAATACTGACATCTAATTGTTGGTTGTCGTCATCAATACCTGCACTATCCGCTTCTATTGTCTCCATTGCCTTAACAACAGCCTCGGCCCAATCAACGGATTCGGTAGGAGTCCTAATAATCACAAGAAGTAATACTACCGAATCTTGAAATGCAAACGTATCTGCAATTGTTGGTTTGTGAACATCCAATGCAGGTTCATCCTGCATATCCGGACCCTCTGTTTTTACAAGGCCAACATCAAGTTGTTGATTGTCATCCTCTATACCATAGCTGTCATTTTTCACAAGACCTGGTTCTAATATATCATTGTCTTGGAATGCAAAAGTATCTGTAATTGTTGGTTTATGAACATCCTTGGCAACAAGCTCTGACATTTCCACAACATCAATCTCAGCAAACAAGCGGAATACAAAAATATCCGGAACAATATTAATATTAGAACTAAAATCAAGGACTTGATTTATTTGCAAATCTGCAAAATTTACCATGCCTGCAGGATGACCTGATCTTTTTAATGCTTCTCCCCATTCGCTTTTAGGCAAGGAAGTTCTGATTTGATATGAGAAGTTTTGATAAACAGCATTGTCCTGTAATCTATTAACATTAGATAAGAAACCTCTGGAGTCTTTAAATTGTCCAGCAAATGTATGTGCAAACCCCGTATTACATGTAATTGTTGCAGTTTCATTATTAGGAGAGCGTAAAACAAAATCAAAACTTGCTCTTTGGAAACCAACCCCCGTATTAATAATATCTATAGCTGTGGGGTAATTATTAGAATCTACAGTTCTAATAATAACAAAGGCATCATTTTCAATACCGGTAAGTGTATAATCTTCAGAAAAATAATCAATAGCATAAACACCTAGAATATCACCTGTTTCCTGAACCGAGAATGCTTGCCCTACTCTAAAACCACCATCAGATGTTCCAGTATTTGTTTTTAATGTTACCTTATTCAAAACTCGTGTTAAGAATGCAACTTTATTTTCAAGCTCGTCAGATACACCCTCTAATCCTATCCATGTTCTAATTGAATCTGTATTAGCTGTCAATATAGGCACATTATTGTAACCTACACCCTTTGTATTGTCTACAAATACAGTGCTTGTAATTGCACCATTGGTTACCCTAGTATCTATGAGTGCAGTTGTAGTAATTGTATCTGCGGGGTCAGGAGTTACGTTAACGGCCGGGTTTGCACTAAATCCTTGACCGCCACTTACGATTGTTACAGAGAAAATTTTACCTTCAGTAATTGTTGCAACTTTAAATGTTAGTGCCGCACCTCCGCCGCTACCAAGTTTATTATCTGCTATTGTTATGGTTTCATCTGGAGCATAGTCATCCCCTACCGCAGTCACAGTAATTGTCGCGGCACCCGCGCCATCTACAACAACACTAAATGTTGCACCTGTGCCATTACCACCTGCAGTATAATCAGATGCACCTATAGCATAAGTGCCAGCGGCACGAGCCGGATCTGCCGCACCAATAGTTCCAACAGTTGCAATTTTACCGCCTATGACAGCTACCAAGTTTGCTTCCACACCTGGTCCAGGAATAACTGTATCAGCAGGCAAACCTATAGTTGCTTCATATGCAATTGGATTAGTGTAAGCAATTTTTTTAATACGACTAATAGAAGTATTTAAACGTTTTCTTGCTGTAATAGATGCTGTAGATTCAAAATAAACAATATCAACTTTTTTACCCCTAAGCGTAAACGGATCAGGAATAGGTGAAATTTCTTCATTTCGATACATTTTAACAGCGACTTCTTTACTATAAAAACCATCTGAAGGTTTTAACACAAATTCTGAAGGTCGAACTACTTCTACTTCTTCGTCAAATACAGATCTGAAAAATGTTTGAATACCCTTGCGAGAGCCTTTAGATTCATAAAATTCTCTGATACGCTTAATTAAAAAGCGTGTATCCATTTTTGCATCTTGAGGGAAATCAATTGCATACTGTTGTAACAGAATGGTTAGGAAATCATCTTCCTTAAAGTCAACGTTAAGGCTATCTATAAGTTCCGCTAAAAGATATTGGGGGCCGCCTGATGAACCTCCTAAAGCTGTTATTGTTGTATCATCTGTATCTAGAAAGTCAAAATATTTTTCAATGAAAGTTGCAAATAGGGGATAATCATTTCGGATAAAATCAGGGATAGTAAACTTGGTAAGATAAGAATGTCCCCTGTGAAAATATTTTTGAGGTCTATTTACAAGATTAACCACTGGTGTAAATACCGCACCCGAACCAGATGCAATGGTTGACACTTGTAGAATCGCTTGATTACCTGTGCCGGTGCCACCTATCTGTTCATTAGCGATATAAATTAAATCATTTTCAGCATAAAATTTATTAGAGCCGTTATTTGTAATAGTTGCAGATGAAATAGAACCACCGGATCCAACAACAATTGTAAACTCAGCACCTAATCCTGCACCAGATGATGTATCCTGAGGAACAACATTATAAGTACCAGGAGTTCTAGTAGAGTCTGCACCATTTTCTGTTGCTGATGTAACAGTAACACCTGTAAGTTTACCTCTAAGATAAACTTGCGGTAGGGGTAAAAGTAAATAACCATCACCTGCCTCAGTAATAGTTAACGTATCTACAATATTACTAGAAATTGTTATAGAGGCGGCAGCTTGAACCTTATCACCTTCATTAGTTGTAAGTGTGGGTGCTTGAATGAATAATGTAGGCGGATCCGAACTATCATATCCTGAACCAGCATTAGTTATCGCAATGCTCTCGATATATCTCTTAAAACTCGGTCCTGTTCTTGCCATTAGTAATCACTCACATTAGGTATAGCGGAGATTGCAATTCCTTTTGCAATATTGTTAGGTATATCCTCAGCACTTGGATCTTGTGCAAGAATAATATTTCTTGAAGGTGTAGGTATAACAGCCGAAGAACTTTCTTCTGTTGTTCTTGTCAAAATACTTGTTTTAATATCTTTAGCACTTTCATGTGGTTGTGCATTAATATTAACTTGTGTTACATTAGTGCCTGAAATTGAGGATACGTTTAAATTATTTAATATAACCTTACCTGTATCGTAATCAATTGTTCCTGCATTTGCGTCAACAATAATATTTTTATCAGATGTTTTTAGGATAAGTGTTCCCGAACCATTGTATTCCGGAGCAATTACATTTGCGTCTGGTACGTCTGCAACATATACTTTATATGTTGCGCCATTAATTGTTGCATTGAAGAAGTTACTTGTTATCGACAATGGATTCAATTTGTTGTTAAATTGTAATGAGTATTTAGATTCCTTACCTGAGGTAGGTGTAAATCTTTTTTGTAATCTCAACTCTAAGTTTACTGCCACAATTGAAGCAGATGATTTAACAATATCAGCAGTAAGTTTAGAGTAGAAGAAAGTTGCATCCAAAGTATTTAAATTATTGTTAAAAAAGTTTTCTATTGTTGCCGCAACCGCATTTTCAATAGCACCTGCTGTCAAGGTTGTTTTCTTGGCGTCATATTGAACAGTTGTTTTAAGACCAATAAATGTAAACTCAGGATCTACAAACTCAGATTGTATTGAAACAGGTTGTCTTGGTTCAATAAAGTCTCTCACAATAGCATCTTTATCATCCTGTGAAATAATCAAACCCTCTTTTGGTTGAAGTGAGATAAACACTTTACCATAAATTGGTGGGTCATTATCTTCTCCGCCCCAAACTGAAACTGACTTAACGTTGGCGTTGGAAGTTAAGATTAGAGACTTATAATCATTAGCAGTGACAGCTCTATTTTTTGTAGCATTGAATCGAGGGGCATTAAATCTAATACTATCTACAGTTTCCTGTTCCGCACCTCCAGCAGAATTGGAAACTACTGTTAGAGTAACAGTTTCATTAGTTCCTGTCAAGTTAGTAGGTGCTGTATATGTTGTGGCACCATTACCTGCAGAACCATTTGTAGCAATATAATCTAATTTTACAACATTACCTACAGTTAATTTTTTACCAATTACACCATCACCAAAAATTACTTCATAAAAACCATTCAGTGCTTCCTCAATAAAGAAAACAGTTGAAAGACCGTTAACATCCAAAATATTATCTGAGAATGAGTGTGTCACAAGAGATGTGTTAGTTACTGATGTTTGTATTCTACATCTAACTGTTGTGGTGTCAACACCTGGATTAGCCATTAGAACAGGTCCTTGTTCGCCACCTGTTTCAATAATTTGAGAATTTTCTACACGAAGTCCTTCAGCAAGTTCTATATTATCAAAATAAAATCCGGCGACACCGTTTCTGTCTGTTTTTGTAATAGTGTAATCCTGAATAGGATAGAAGTTATAGTTTCTACCATTAAGAGCAGTAGTAAAAATTTTAGAGCGACTCAATGTAAAGGCACTAGAACTATATGTGGGATCTGGAATAACAGTTAAATTAATTGTAGTCCTAGCAGACCGGGCGGAGCGAGCAGTATATCCCATTGTTTTTGCAATAGACGCAATGGAGTTTCTCTTAATCGCTGAATCAAGAAATGCCTCATTTGCTGTTGTATGCGCCATGATTGCATTATAATGCCCATGGTATGCCAACAGATCAATAAGGACAGATAGTCCTGATGCCTCGAAATCGTAATCTGAAAATTCTGATTGGCTTGCTAAAAATAACTTTAAGTTATTCTTAATACCATCAAAATCTAGTTCTGTTAATCTTCTTTGTGCCATGTTTAGCTCTTTTTGTTTTTATTTATTAGCCAGATAATATTACAACCGTAGATGCTGATACTATTGCGTGTCCGCATGTTGCGGTATTCCCTGCCACACAAGGAACCTTTCCGTTCATAGTAACATTCGTTACAGTGCTAGTCATAGTCGCCGCCGCATGAGGCGATATACCATGTGATGCCACTAACGAACCAGCGCAAACCACTGTTTTACCATTTACGAACACATTCGTAGTGAGACCTGTTGTTGAACCCCCTGCAACATCACCATTTGTAGACACACTAGGCATTATTTTAACCTTCTTAATACTGATGTGAAAACTTCTGGATTGCGTAGCCCTACAACGTGAAAATTAATTTGTAGTATATACTCATTTTCATCATAGTCAGGCTGGACAATGATGTCATCTACACGAACTCTTGGTTCAAAGTTCTTAATGGCTTCCAATACTAGATTAGCAATATCATTGCCTGTATCATAATCCAAAGGCTCAAACAATAATTCTGCTATAGGTGAACCATATTCCGGATTAAAAGGCTTTTCATAAAACTGTGTGAATAGCAAATTTTTCAAAGATTGTTTAACAGCATTAACGTCTAATTTTTTGCCAATGTCATTTGTGACAACGTTGCGCTTAAAGGACATATCTATATCCTTATAAAGTCTTGCAACTTTACGTTTTGCTAGTTCTGCTAATCTGTTTTCTTCGTATGCCATAACACTATTTATAATTAGGACGTTAATTCTTCAACAATATTACCAAAGAAATCTCCACTTGTTCTTTGAGATCTGCTCGAACCATTTATTCTAAATGGTGCGCCTGGTTCTTCAACAATATTAATTTCACCTACCTT